CGACTGCCCAATCAAAAAATATTGTTCTAGTCTAAACAATACACTACCAAAGCATTACAGTAACTTTATAAAAAAAATACAAAAAGCGGCAAACATTTCCTATAAAAAACGGTCATGAAACGTTTCAGTAACGTTTCAGCAACGTTACCGAAACGTTTATGTAACAATTTTGAAACGCCCCCAGATACAGATACAGATACAGATACAGATACAGAGAAGTACTTCCCCCCCCTATAGTCCCCCCCCCTCTAGCGAGTGGGGGGGATGTGTGTGCGCTGGTGAAATCACGACCCAAAACTTTCATCGAAAAAAGAACACACTTGCGTTTATGTTGCACCTGGTGTAATATTCCGATCGAAGACCACACCGAAATGGTGAAAGCAAATGCAAGCAAAACGCAAATCCGTGCAACCCCAAACGAAAGCGAAAGCCACGGCCAAGAAAAACCCTGGCGGGCGGCCCGTGGGTACGATCAAACTCACTCCGCAGATCCAGGAAACCATCGTCACCGCCATCCGGGCGGGCAATTACCTCGAAACGGCGGCGGCCTGCGCGGGTATCCACAAGCAAACGTTTTACGACTGGCTGCACAAGGGAGCCAACGCAAAAAAGGGCGATAAAACCACCGAGGTTTATAAAAGTTTTTCTGACGCAGTATTGAAAGCCATGGCGGAATCCGAGGCCGTGGCGATTGCGGCGATCCACCAAGCCGGGATGCCGCGAGACGTAACCAAGACACGCACCGTCCGTAAACAGTTGATCGTGGGCGACAAGCCGGTTCTCGATGAAAGCGGCAGGCCGGTATTCACCACCGAAACGATCACCGAAGTTGTTCGCGAACACGATTGGCGCGCTCTCGCATGGCGGCTGGAACGCCGCTTCTCGAAACGCTGGGGACGGCGCGAGTACCTCGAATCAACCATCACCGAGAAACCCGTCGAGGAGATGAGCGACGCGGAGATCGACGCGGAACTGAATGAAATCCTAGAGAAGGTTGAAGCGAAATGACGCCCGCGTTTACGCCAGCAGTTCTGACTCCAGGGATTACCCCGCAAGGGTTATCCAATCTCCCGCTCCCGCAAAAGCGGCGGGTGCTGGAACTTCTGCGCGCCAAGGCAACGCGCCGGGGCGACGCCTGCCGCTACTACACGCCGCTCAAGAGTACTGCTGGATTCCACCGCACGACGAAGCGGTTCGCGATCATCTTCGGCGGGAACCGTAGCGGCAAAACCGAAAGCAACATGGCGAACGTGGCGATGATCGCCCGTGGCCTGCATCCCTACTTCAAAAACCGCAAATTCAAACTCATCTGGGTGGCGACCAACACGTTCGACATGGTCGCCAACGTGCTCTGGCAAGAAAAACTCCAGCGTTATATCCCGCCGTCCGAGATCGAGAAGATCGTCTGGCATAACAAGGCGCGCAATTGCCCCGGCGAGATTATCGTCAAGGGGACCGGGACGCGGATTCGCTTCAAAGCCTATGAGCAGGGGCGCGAAAAATTCCAGGCCGCCAGCGTGGATCTGATTGCGCTGGACGAACAATGCGATCAGGCGATCTGGCAGGAATGCCAGATGCGCGTGGCCGACAATCGCGGTTACATCCGGATGAGTTGCACGCCGATCATCTACCAGGACTGGCTGGAGACGATCGCCAACAACCCTCCCGACGACTACTGGGTGGGCTATGCCAGCCTGAACGACAACCGCCAATCAAGGGGCGGTTACGTGCCGGACGAAGTGATTGACGGACTCATTGCCGAATGGCCCGAGTCGATCCGCGTAACCCGCGTCGAGGGACACTTCGCCGCGTTCGAGGGCGCGGTATTCCCGCAGTGGGATGCGCAAATTCACACCACCACGCCCCGCGATCTGCCCTGTGAATGGGAGCACTACGTCTTCATCGACTTCGGCTATAGCAACCCCTTCTGCGCCTTGCTCGCGGCCCGCGATCCCGACAATTGTTGGTGGTTCATCGCCGAGCATTACAAGCCGCAGATGCTGCTCCGCGACCATGCCGCCGTGCTCCGGGAGTGGCAGAGCAAATTCAAAATCCAAGCGTTCATTGGCGATCATGACGCGCAGGACCGCGCCGAACTGGAAGCCTTGGGAATCAGCGTGAAGCCCGCGCAAAAAGACGTTCTACGCTCGATCGAGGTGATGGGCGGGGCATTGAACGTTCAGCCTAACGGGCGCACCGGCATCCAAGTGTTCCGCAAGGTGGGGAACGACTGGCGCGGCTGCCCGAATCTGATCCGCGAGATTCCGGCCTACCGCTGGGCGCCGGCAAGCGCGACGCGCAACGCCAAGGAAGAGCCGATCAAACTGGACGATCACGCCGTGGACGCCGCGAGGATGGGGATATACACGCTGCGCCGCGATATTCCGCGTGGAGCGCGGGGAGGTAGCCTGGTCTAATGCCCGTTATCGCCAACCCCACGTTCACGCCGCCCGCCGAGAAGAAGGATCTCATGAAGTTCCTTCGCTCCCGCCATCCGTATTGGGAAGCGAATCACAAAATGTGGGAGCTCTACGGCGCAATCAAGCGGCGCGAGATCGACGAACCGAACGTTCTGGTGCGCGGCGTGTTTGAGAGCGAGACCGAGTTCAAGAAGCGCATCGAGTTGTCGGCCTTCATCCCGGAGAGTTCCAACATCGTCGAGCGCGTCATGGGATTCATCGCCCGCCAGGATTGCGAACGTGACCTGAAGGGCCAGGAAGCGGCGCTGAAGCCTTTCATTGAGAAGGCGAACAAGCGCGGCCATGACTTGCGCCGCGTGACGCAATCGGCGCTTGGCTTCGCGTTGTACCAGAGCGCCGCTTATCTGCTAATCGACGCCAAGCGGTTGGCGATGCCCGAGAAGATCGATTCCGTGCTGAAGCTCGAGCAGGCCCTGGGCGAACCCTACGCCGTCCACTACACGCCCGAGCAGGTCGTCAACTGGGACATTGCCGAAGACGGTTCGCTGAACTGGATCCTGCTGCGAGAGGAAGTGCAGCGGCAAGACCCGTTCTCCAATCGTGAGAACCTCATCGTCTATCGCTTCTTCGAGCGCAACTTTTCGTGGGTATTCAAACTCTCCCCGAAGAAGGACGCCACCGCGCCCGTCAACGAGGAGCAGAAAGAGAACCAGCCCATCACGATCGACGAGAAAAAAGAGGACACGTTCGAGATCGTTACATACGGCCCGCTCGGGCATCACGTTGGCCTCGTGCCGGTAGTCCAAGTGATCCCATTCCAGGGGGACTTCGAGGTTCCCATGCAGGGCGTGAGTTTTATCAAGACCGCCGCCCTGCTGGACATCCAGGCGTTCCGCGTGGAAAGCGATTTCCACTGGTCGATGTTCCTGCACCTCCATCCGCAACTTGTGATCAAGACCGCGACGGCGAAGAGCGTGCAGGCCATCACGACCAATAGCGCGATCATCCTCAATCCGGATGAGAACGAGGACGTGTTTTACGTCACGCCGCCGTCCGTGGTATTCGACCAGGCGCGGCAGACCATCCGCGAGGCCCGCGAGAACGCTTGGATTCAGACCGGGCAGGACGCCGCGTCCCGCATAACCGAAGGCCGCATAACCGAGCAGAGCGGCATTCACAAGCGCTTGTCGTTCGAGATGGCCGAAGCGCCGATCCTCAACCACCTCTCCGACGTGTTCGCCAAGGCGCAAGCCGACTGCCTGGAAATCGCTGCGCGCTACAAAAATCCATCGGCGAATCCCGGCCCGGAAACCAAGGTCTTCACTGGCGCGGTCACGCACCGCAAGAACTACGACTCGATCTGGGTAAATGACTTCATCGCCACGCTGAAGGAAGCGCTGCCGCTTATCCAGCACAGCCCCACGGCGGCGTCCAAGGCCATTCTGCGCGCTGCCCGCGCTCTGCTCGACAACCCAGACGACGAGACCATTCAGCGGATCAAGGACGAGTTGGAGGGCGCGAAGGAATACCTCGACGGCGGCGTCGAGGTGCTGATCACGTGGCTCGAACGGTTGAAACTGCTGGGTTATCCCAGCCCTGAGTTCATGAAGCAGTTGTTCGCCGACGTGGCCCGCAAACTGGTGAACGACGACGAGCAGAAAGCGATCCTGGAAGAGATCCTGACCGAGATCGAGGAAGGAACCGAAGAGTCCCTGGCGCAGCCGGACGCCTTTGACCGGCAGATCGAAAACGAGGAAACCGACGGCTCGGCGGGGCAGGAATAACGAGGGTTGCCCGCCCGCGTTCTCCGCCCTGCCGCGCCGACCAAATAATCGAAAGGGTGCACCCCGATGAAATGGTACGACCGCATTCTTTACGCTCCCGACGGTGACGGCGGGGGCGGCACCGGCGACGGCGCCGGAAAAACCAAAGCCGACGACAAGGGAATCAGCAAGGATGAAGTGCAGGAAATGATCAACGCGGCCATGGTTGACACCACCAAGCGCATCCTCAAAAAGACCGACGCGCTGATCAAGGATAGCATCTCGACCATCACCGCCGATGATTCCCCGCTCATGCAAAAACTTGCCACGCTCGAAAAATCCGTGAGTGGCAAGAAGGAAAGCGCGAAGAAGGACGCCAGCACCGCGACGGAAATCCCCGACGACGTGCAGGAAAAACTCGCCGCGCAACAGAAGCAAATCGAGAAAATGCAGGCCGCCTTGCAGAAGGCGGAGAACGAAAAGAAGGCCCGCGAGGAGCAGGACCGCAACAACAAGCGGCGTGCTCATCTCAACGAATTCCTGGACAAGCAGGGATTCAAGACACGCGCCAAGGCGGTCGCCGCCCTTCACTGGTCTGACATCAAGTGGGAGGACGACGGCTCCGAACTCGGCAAGCCGGTGATCCGCAACAGCAAGGGCGAAGAGGTCTCCTATCAGGACTACATCGCCCAGGAATTCGTCAAGAGCGACGAGGGTAAGGACTTGCTCGCCGTCGAAGTGGCGAAGACCGGCAGCGGCGCGGGCGAGCATGACACTGGCATCCCCGGCGTGAATCTCTCCACGGGGTCTATTCCCGATCCGTCCAAGATGACGGATGAGGAAATCGAGAAATCGTTTGCGGCGCTAGTGAAATAACAGCGCCCCGAATCGTGAGGTGAACTGACAATGTTGAAGACCACCGATACCGGCGTAAGCGGCCAGCAGTATTACGGCGCGTGGCTCTCGCTTAACGTGGCGAAGAATCACGTCCACCGTAATTTTGCCGAGCAAAAACCTATTGTCCCCAATAGCGGCAAGAAGGTCGTGATGCGCTACTACGACAATCTGCCTGTCGCGGATACTCCCCTCGTCGAGGGCGTGACGCCCACGGGCAGTGATCCCGTGCTCCATGAGGTCGAAATCGCTGTCGCTTCCTATGGCGATTACATCGACGTGTCCGACGAGGTCGGCCTGTTCGACCGCGACGGCAATGTCCTGGTCAACCCCAATTCGGCGCAGAATGTCGAGTTGGTCGGCGAGCAGGCGAACGACACGCTCGACACGCTGGCCCGCGATCAGATGTTCAAGGGTAGTGGCGTGTTCTACGCGGGCGCGCCCAACGTGGATTCCCGTGACAAGATCGCCCTGGCGAACAAGGTGAGCGTGGACGATTTCCGCATGATCGTGCGCACGCTCATGCTCAACAAGGTGAAGCCGCTCACCACGATGATCCAGGCGAGCGTCGGCCAACAGACCAGCCCCCTGCCGCCCTCCTACATCGGCTTCGTGGGCGCGATGACCCTCCACGACCTGACCCAGCTGACCGGATGGATCGGCGTGCACAAGTACGCCAATCCCGGCGCGGCCTTGCCGGACGAAATCGGCGCGCTGACCGACCTGGACGGGCGGGCCATCCGCTTCATCTACTCCGAGAATGACAAGGTGTTCGCGGGCGCGGGCGCGGGCGGCATCGACGTGTACGCCACGCTCGTAT